ATAGACCGTGTCGAACAGCGTGTCGGAGGGGCTCGCGGCCTTGAAGGCCCCGGCCGCGCCCGTCGCGATGTAGCCGATATTGCCCCAGCTCCAGCTCGCGTCGGCGACGGCCGTGTAGCCGAGGAAGCCCTTCGGCTTGTTGGTGCCGTCGCCGGAGACGAAGGCGGTGCCCTCCTGCTCGGCGAAGACCATGTCGATCTCGGAGGCGATCCAGCCCTCCACGTCCACCGCCGCGTCGTCGAGCAGCGCGGCCGTCGCCGCCGGCATGGCGTAGAGCTCCATGGTCGGGAAGGAGAGTTCGGCAAGCTGCGCATTGCCCGTCTGCGGCCGCGCGGCGGTTTCCGCCACCCAGCCCGCCGCCATGCCGCCCGTCGCGAACGGCTTCTTCAGCACCGTGCCGGAGACCTGGCGCACGGTCGCCAGCGCCCGGATCGGCGAAACGGCGGAAAGCCGGCGGCCGATCTCCGTGTCGGTCTCCGGCGGCACGAGATAGCCGCCATCCGCCGCCGAGCCGACCGACATGGCCTTGCCCTCCAGCGCCCGCAGCGCGCTCTCGTCGCCGCGGCGCATATAGGCGGAGAAGGCCGCCTTGTGCTCGGCCGCCTCGAAGCCGCCCTCGCCGCCACCGAGCGCCGGGCGCGCCTTCTTCAGCGCCAGCTGGTCGATGACGCGCTTGTGCTCGTCCATCGCGCGGTTGATGCGTTCCACCTTGTCGCGCGTCACCACGTCGGCGGTCAGCTTCTGCTCGATCTCGCCGAGCCTTCGGTCGTTCGTCTCCTTGAAGGCCTCGAAGGCCTCCATGAAATCGTCGAAGGCGGCGGTCATCGTTTCCGGCACGGCCTTGATTTCCGGCGCGGTCTTGTGGCTCTCCATGCTGTCTTCCTCTTCTTCGGTTGGCATTTCCAGCCGAAGCGAAACCGCTTCGGCGTCGGGTAAAACAAAAGCCTAGCGTTTCATCATCCGGGCCGCCCGGCGCATGAGGCGCACGAGCTCGGTCTCCCTGTCGCGGAACCACCGCGCATTCTTCACGTTCGACACCCGCGCCGAGGGCAGCATGGGAAAGGTGACGATCGAGATCTCCCAGAGGTCGGCCTCCAGGATGCGGCGCACGCCGCTCGTCCGGTCGGTCTTCGAGCGCACGGTCTGGAAGCCGATGGAAAGCCCGTCGAGCGCGCCCGACTTCATGAGGTTCAGCACCTCGCGGGCCCGCGCAACGCCGGGCGAAAGCACGCCCTCGACATAGAGCCCGCGCCCGTCCTCGCGGATCGTCCGCCAGCGCCCGAGCGGCTCGGCCGGATCGTGCTGGAACAGCATGCGCACGCCGGAGGGCCCGCGCTTTTCCAGCGAGCGGGAAAAGGCGCCCGGCGCGATCGCGTCCTTGCCAAGGTCCACCTCGCCGAAGAGGCTCGCATAGCCGGAAAACGCCCCGTCGCCGGAAACGCCGGAAAGCGTCAGATCGGCATATTTCTTCGTCCGCCAGACCGGCAGGTCGTCGGTGATCATGGTCTTCTCCGATGATGTGAAGGGGAATAGGCGGTAGCCAATAGGCAGTAGGGATCGGCGCAGCGCAGCCCCAACCACCAATTCCTATTCCCTACTGCCTATTGGCTATTGCCTACCGCCTATTCCCTCATCCGCTCCGCCAGCCGCGCCAGCACCCCCAGCCCCCACCAGGCCGAAAGGCTGGCCGCCGCCGAGCCGGTCAGGAGCATCTCCGCCGGCCCGAGATAGCCGGCAATGCCGAGCCGCACCGCGATCCACAGCCCCGCCGGCCCGCCGAAGACGAGGCCGCAGGCAAGCCCCGTGAGGAACCGGCACGCCGCCTCGCGGCGGCTCCTGGGCAGGAGATAGATGAGCGAGACGGCCGCGCCCGCCGACGCGCCGATCAGCCGGGCCGTCCAAAGCCCGCTGTCGTTTCCGAAGTCAGCCATTGTTAAGCCTTTCAGATTATTATGGAAATCCGGGATAGCGGGCCGCACGCGGCCGAAAGCGCCGGCTTTCCGCCAAGGAAGCCGGGCCGATCAGCGAGTCTTTTGAATCCGTTGCGGCGCTTTGCTGGAAAACCGATTCAAGGTTTTCACAAGTCGGGTGCGGCACTCTGCAAAGTGATTCGCATGTGCAGCGCAACCAGTTAATTTTCCTGGAGAAAGCAGCAATCCCGGCCCCTCACCCTAACCCTCTCTCCGTAAGCAGGGAGAGGGAACATGCCCCTCGAACGGTCATTGCTTGAGGAAACCGCCACGGCATATCCCTTCGCCCCGCTTGCGGGGAGAAGGTGGCCGGCAGGCCGGATGAGGGGCAGGCATCCCCACCCCCTTCAATACCCCACCGCCCCCCGCTTCTCCTCGTCCGTCAGGAACCCCGCCGCGCCCACCCGGGCCCACAGTTCCGAACGCTCGTCCGCCAGCCCGCTCACCTGGTCGAGATCCGGCACCAGCCGCAGCCCGTCATCCGTCCCTTCGGAAAACCACCCCGCGAAGGCCGCCGCCGTGCGCTGCACCAGCGGCAGCACGGTAAGCCGCCAGAAGGCCCGGTTGGCCTCCTGGTAATTGGCATAGGTCGCATCGCCCGGAATGCCGATCAGCATGGGCGGCACGCCGAAGGCGAGCGCGATGTCGCGCGCCGCGCCGTTCTTCGCCTCGACGAAATCCATCTCGCGCGGGGAAAGCCCCATCGCCTTCCAGTCGAGCCCGCCTTCCAGCAGCATCGGCCGCCCGGCCCGCGCCGGTCCGGAATAGCCCTCCTCCAGCTCCGATTTCAGCCGGCCGTACTGGTCGGGCGTCAGGTTGCCGCCCTCCTTCGGCTGGTAGACGAGCGCGCCGGAGGGCCGCGCCGAATTGTCGAGCAGCGCCTTGTTCCAGATGGCGGCCGCATTGGAGAGGTCGAGCGCCATGGACGCCGCCTCCAGCGGCGCGAAACCGAGCTGGTCGTCGAGCGGATGGAAGAGGCGCAGATGCAGGATCGCCTGCCCCTCGCCCGCAGGGTGCCGGCGCACATGGCCGCCGACGCGATATTCATAGGCCTCCGCCCAGCCGTCCCGCCCCTCGACGATGCGCACCCGGTCGGGCCTCAGCAGATGGAGTTCGCGGAGGTCGTCGCCCACCCGCACCCCCTCCACGAAGGCATTGCCGGAGAGCAGGAGATGCCCGTAGAGCGTCTCGAAGAAATCCGCGCCCGCCTGGCGCCCGTTCGGCCGCGACAAGAGCGAAAGCAAGGGGTCGTCCGGCCGCTCCGCCTCGCCCTGATAGGCAAGCCAGGGCACGGAGGCCGCCGCTTCCGCGATCATGCGCACCGCACGGTGCGCCACCGGGTTCTTCATGAACCCCTCGCGCGACAGCGAGGCATAGGAGCGGGACGACCAGTGCGCCCGCCCCTCGGCCGTCAGCGCGAAGAAGCCCGACGCCTTGGTCTCGGCCGCCCGGCGCTGCCGGGAGAGGAAGGATGGTAATTTCATGGTGCCCTCCGATTGTGTCGATTCGCCGATGGTCCGGGCGGTGTGCCGTGCGGGTGGATCCTCGGGTCGAGCCCGAGGATGACGACAGAAGAAAAGCATGAAGGGCCACCGCACCGAATCCGCATGCCGCATCGTTCCATGGGATGGAAACCCGATCCTCCCCTCCGTCATCCTCGGGCTCGACCCGAGGATCCACCCGCACGGCACGCCGCCCGCTACCCGCCCAGCGCGGCGAAAAACGCCCGCCCGTAGCCCGCCACCTTTTCCGCCCGGTCGAGCCCGTTGATGATCCGCCGCGCGCCGACCCAGTCGGCCCGCGTGCCGGAGAAATGGTCGGCCAGCCGCCGCCCGGTGAGGGCACCGCGCAGCATGCCGGTGAAGAGGATCTCGACCGACACCGCCATCTCCATCGCAAGCTCCGGCCGGCCGACGAGATCGATGCCCGTCAGCCCGGCCAGCCGCGCATAGTTGCGCCGGTGGGTGATCTGCACGAGCCCGCGCCCGAGCCAGCTCTTCCCCGCCGCATCGCGCCGCCAGTAGGGCGCGGAAACCTGCGGCAGCCGTCCGGCCGCGAAGGCCCGGTCGAGCCGGGCGATCGCCGCCGCATCCGTCGCCGCGAAGGTCTCGCGCACCGGCTGCAGGCGCCCGCCCGTCTCGTGATGGGCCGTCGCCAGCATGTAGGCGAGGAAACGCCGGTCCTCGACCTCGCCGCGCTCGAACCGGTCGAGCAGCGCCGCCAGCCCCGCGACCTGCGTTCCCGCCAGCCGGCCGCCATACAGCGTGCCGCGCACCGCATCGAAAAACGCCTTGCGATCGATCGCCATCTCAAATCCCCCTGACCCGCGGTTCGCCCGCCCGCTCCAGCACCAGCGCCGTCAGCGCCCAGACCAGCGCATCGAGCCGGTCCGGCGAGCGGCCGGAGGAGAGCCCGTCCGGCCCGAAATCGCACATCTGGTCCTCCAGCTCGGCAAAGGCGGCCGCATGGACCACCCGCCCCTGCTCGTAGAGCGCCGCCACCGGCTCGGCGCGCAGGAATTTTCCGCGCGTCGCCCGCACGGTCGCGACCGGCAGGTTCGCGTCGACGCTTTTCAGCATCGCCGTCACCATGTCGCCGCCCTGGTTCACCTCGGCGACCACCCGGTCCGCGTCGAAGCGCCGGAAGGCGCGCACCACGGCGCCCGCCCAGCCTGCCGGGCTTGCGCCCGTCACCGAGCAGTCGGCGAGCACCACCGCCCGCCCCGCCCCGTCCAGCCCCGCCACGACGATGCCGCAGACGGAGGCCGCCGAGGCCGTCGCCGGCGGATCGACCGCCACGACGATGCGCGAGAGCGGCCCGGGATTGCGCTGGCGGATCCCCTCCAGCCGCGCCCGGTTCCACAGCGCGTCCTCGCGGTCGGCGATCAGCTCGCCGTCCAGCTCCTGCCGCCCCAGCCGCGTGCCGCCGTAGCGCTCGGCCATCGCCGCAAGGAAGCCCGGTGCGAGGTTGCCGGCATTGTCGTCGGTGCGGATGCGCCGCACCGCAGTCTTCGGATCGCCCGCCAGCGCCCGCAAGAGCGGCACCGGCCGGGGCGTCGTCGTCACCAGCACGCGCGGATCGTCCCCGAGGCGCAGGCCGAATTGCAGCATGTCCCAGGCCTCCTGCGCATGTTTCCACTTGCCGAGCTCGTCGCACCAGGCGAGGTGGAACTGCGGCCCGCGCAGGCTCTCCGGGTCCTCGGAGGAGAATATCTGCGCGATCGAGCCGTTCGGCCAGACGAGCCGGCGACGCGAGGCCTCGAAGTCCGGTCGCGCCCGCCCGGCGATCCGGCAGATGCCCGACACGCCGTCGATCATCACCTCGCGCGCATCGCCCAGCGTCTCGGCCACCAGCGCGATGCGCAGGTCCGCCTTCAGGCTGGCGATCGCATGCACCCATTCGGCGCCCGCCCGCGTCTTGCCCGAGCCGCGCCCGCCCATCAGCAGCCACACCCGCCAGTCGCCGTCAGGCGGCATCTGGGCGAGGCGGTGGTGGAAGTGCCAGCCGCGCAT